TTGCGATTTGGGAAGGAAGGACCCCTTTTGCCTGGGCCCATCGCCTCAACCGTCACCGCTGTCCAGAAGATAGCCGAAATACTACCCCCGACCGGGCTGTTTTGTTGCAGGGGCAAAAGCCGCTGCTGGTGTCCGATGGCAGCGCATGACAGCCTATCCACGCCCATTCGCGGTCAAAGACTATCCCGCGACGACGCAGCCATTGAGCTGGTCAGCCACCGTCTGCAATGCCTTCTGCCAGCGCCGCCACGCAGTGGTGCGGTCGCAGGCAAAGCGGATCGTGATGTCTCTCCAGCCGTAGCGCTTGGCCCGCATCCACACGAGATGGCGCTGCTCGACTTCCAGCCATTGCACCCACTTCATCGTCTCCAGCATTTGGTCGATAGCCTCAGGGCTCGGTGGGTAGGGGCGATAGACCTTCTCGTCGGCAGCGAACATCTCCCACTCCCTGCGCACGATGGCTGGCCAGCAGTTGAAGTAGCCCTGCACACGTACTGGTGGCAGGCGTCGTCCAGTGGATGCCGCATCCTCAAAGCGTGCAGCCACGTCCTCAATCGTCCAAGGGCTGCGCACGTCACACCTCCTGTCCAACGTCGTGGTGGTGAACAGCCCAGGACAGTAGGGCCAGCGCGTCGGCCTCGTTGTCATCGGCTGGGGTGTGACCACGGGCACGGGCGGACGCCACCATTTCGTTCTTGCTGGCGTTGCCCTTGCCGGTGGCGTGCTTCTTGATCGTGCCCACAGGCACGCCCTGGTACGGGATCTGGTGGTGCTCACACCACGCGGTGAGTGTGGCGAGGAACCCACCGTAGGCGTGGGCAGCATCCGTGGAAACGTGGCGGCGCACTTCCTCGAAGTGCAGGCAGTCGATCCCGTCGCAGGATTGCTTGATCTCGGTGAGCCAGCGCTTGAAGCGCAGAAAGCGCATTCCGCCGCCTTCGAAGCGCTGCGGCCGGAAACTCTCCGAGCCGCTGGTGATGTGGCCGTCGCTGCTGCGCAGCGCCCAGCCGGTGGTGGTGCCCAGATCGAGGGCGAGGATTGTGGTGGTCATGGTGTCAGTCCTTGTCTTGGCTGGCCTGACGCATCCGACACGGCTTGACGTAACTTCCCTTGAGGCGCGCACACACGCACGCGTATAGAGAGTTACGTGCAAGAACGTCAGATGCGTCAGGCGGCGTGGTTTTCATGGGGGTCAGTTGTCCGCGTAGGGGGTGTAAGCAGGCGTGGGCGGGTGTTTGAGGCCAACGCCCTGAAATCCCCGCACGCCCACGCTGTTGCGCCACTTCTCCACTCCGCGCGTAATGAGCAGATCGGAAAACCGGCGCTGCGAACCGATGAATTCGCCCGATGCTTCAGCCCATTGCTTCCAGTCGGTGAAGAGCTCTGCTGTCAGCGATTTGGCGTTCGCGGTGCGCACGCAGCGTTCATCGAGCCAGCGACCCAGTGCGTCTTCGGCTTCGAAATACTCCTCCGTCGCCGACACCACGCTGGCGGGCGGCTTCAAGCCCTCGCGCTGCCACGCAAGACATCCGGACACGGCCCACGCCAGAATTCCGTCTCGCTCAGCGAGCAGTTTTTCGGTCAAACGTGCATCACGCCGGTCGGGTGGGATCGTCACCGTGAAGGGAATCAGGTGCATTCGCCGCTTCATCGCCTCGTCGATGTTGCGGATGGCAGGCTTGTGGTTGCCGACGATCACCGGTTTGAACTGCGGCGTGTACTCGAAGAAGTCCTGGCGCATGAAGCGCGCGGAGATCTTGTCGCCGCCGGTGATGGCCTTGACCTTGGACTCGTTCAAGCGCCGTCCCTGCTCGGTTTCAATGGCCGTCACGAAGCGCGCGCCGCGCAGTCCGGCCAAATCGGTCGGATGGCGGTCGCCACGCGTTTCGACAAAGGTGTCCATCGACGCCGTGGCGGCGTAGTCGCCGAGGATGGTGCTGATCACGTTGGCGAAGACGCTCTTGCCGTTGGCACCGGTGCCGTACAGGAAGAACAGTGCGTGAGCGCTTGTGACGCCGGTCAAGCAATAGCCAACCATCCGCTGCAGGTAGGCCTGCAGGTCGGCATCGCCACCGGTGACATCGGACAGGAACGCCGTCCATTGCGGGCATTCGCCACTCGGTGAGGCCGTCGTGATCTTTGTCATCCGGTCGGCGCGGTCGTTCGGGCGCTTGCGACCGGTCTTGAGATCGACCACGCCACCGGGGCTGTTGAGCAGCCACGGATCGGCATCCCATTCCTCGGTGGTGGCCGCGTGCCTGCGGTCTGCCCGCGCTAGCCGTTCCACACCACCGACCGTGCTGGAGCTGGCGAGTTTGGCGGCAATCTTCGGGTTGTCAGCACGCAAGGCAGCGTGGCGACAGACGCTGCGGATCAGATCGGTGGCCGCCAGCGTGTCTTCGGTACGCCAACGGGTGCCGTCCCATACCAGCCAGCGCCCCCACGTTGCCACGTAGCGCCAGTCGCGGTGGTAGCGGCGGGTGAACGCCAGCGCCAGCGCATCCTCCGTGCCCCACACCGACTCATCGCTGCTGACCACCGGCTCGGCATCGTCGGTAACGTCGTGCATCTGCAATCGTGGGCCGTGGCTGAGGAAGGTCGAGACATCGAAGCCTTCCGCGATGGCATCGGCTGCATCCCAGCCCTCGGCGGCATCCTCGGGCGGGTACAAGACATGGCAGGACTTCGCCCCCGCCGACAGGATGGCCTGCGCCGCCTGCGTGGCGTAGTCCCAGCCCGGCTTGTCGCGGTCGGGCCAAATCAGCACAGCCTTGCCCGCCAAAGGTGACCAGTCGGTCTTGTCGACCGGGGCGTTCGCGCCGTGCATCGCCGTGCTGGCCACCACACCCGCGTCAATCAGGGCCTGTGCACATTTCTCGCCCTCGGCCAGCACCACCTGCGCGGCGTTTGCCATCCCCGGCTGGTTGTAGAGCGGGCGCGGATCGGGCGGTGCCATCTTGCGCCGCTTGGCATCCCAGGGCCGGAACTGCTTTTTCTGCCCAGGTGGGTCATAGCGGTACACCACGGCGATGAGATGGCCCGCTGCGTCAAGGTAGTCCCACTTGGCGGTTGCCGGGCCGAGTTCATCGACCGGGGGCAGCGACTTGCCCTTGCGCACTTCCACTTTCCGCGAACGACCGAGCAGGTCAGCAGTCGCATCCAGCACACGATTGAAGTCGGTGTGGATGTCTAGCGCCAAATGTTCGGCGATCAGCGCAAAAATATCGCCACCATCGCCCGTGGCGCGATCCGTCCAAAGTCCGGCCTTCTCGCCATCGAGCACGACCTCGAGGCTGTCGCCAGGGCTGCCCAGCACGTCGCCTATGAGGAACTTGCCTCGACGCTTCTTGCCTGCCGGGAACATCGTGGTTAGCACCGACTCCAGGCGGGCAATCAGTTCGCCGCGAAGCTCCTCGCGTTCGCTGTCATTGAGGATGCGCCTGGGCTCGATAGATGGTTGGGTGTCGTTGAAGTCAAGCATCGGCGACACCTCCGATCACGTCGGCGATGTGGACACGGTATTCACTCATGCGCGCCTCCTTGTGTAGCCGCCCATGCCGTGAGCTCCGACATTCGGAAGCGAACCATCTGGCCGACGCGGTAGTGCGGAATGCGCTTCGAGACGCGGCACCGTGGTTTGGTGAAGTAGTACGGCGGAAGATTCATGAGGCGAGCGGCTTGATACGCACCCACCATTGGCTCCACCGCAGGTGCTCTTGATTGGGTATGGTTCATTGCGTCCTCCAGCAGCGGTCTTGCCACGTGCACATCCGGCACTCGAAGTGGGTCGGGTCATTGAAGGCTCGCGGCAGGAGTTCGCCCGCCTCGGTCGCCGTGATGACCTTCACCGCCCGATCCGACATGCGCTGGGCCAGCGCCGCGTCAAAGGGCACAAGCTCGGTGTAGATCTCCATCGAGTCGGCGTTGATGGCCGTGAAGATCGCCGGGTGCTCGTGCAGTTCGAGATAGGCTTGGTAGATCGCCACCTGCGCGGCGTAGATGGGCTTGGAGATGGCCAGCCCCTTTTTCTCCAGATCGCTCCAGGACTTGTTTCCCAGGAACTTGCACTCCCAGAGCGCGGGATAAGCGAAGCCCTCTGGGCCCGCGACGATGACGCCGTCGACGTGACCCTGCAGGCGACCATCGGCCACCGAGAAGCCAAACTGCTCGCCGTCGGCCTTGCGGGTGCGCAGGTCGAAACCCGCGTCCCGCAGCCAAGCGACCATGCAGTCCTCCATGACGTGGCCGCGCTCGAAGATGCGCAGCATCCGGCCCGGGATGTCGCGCCCGTGATCGATGGGGGCCTTGGCGTATTCGAACTGCAGAGCGCGCTCGCAGGCCACCCCGAGGCGCGAGGCCCCGAGGTACTGGCGCTCGGACTGGCGGGCACGGGCTTGTTGCAGCCCGGCGTCGACCAAGGCGGTGATCTGGCCCGTGATGCTCGAAGATGAGTTGAAGTCGATCACGACTTACCTCCCTTCGGTTCTTCCCAAGGCAGGTCGTCCTCCAGATCGGCGAACGGGTTGGCCATCGGATCGGGCGTGGGCGGCAAGCCTCGTACAGGAGGAAACTTGGAGGACTCGTGGTGGATTACCATCGCGTCCGACCAGCAGGTGACGATGGCGTCGATCACCCGCAGGGCCTCGGCTTCGGAGTAGTCACCCAGCGGCTTGGTAAAGCCGATCTCGCCTGCCGCCTCACCGAAGGCCTTGAGGCACTGGCGCATCGCGGCCAGTTCGACATCAGACGGATCGATCATGGCGACCTCCGACTTGTCGATGCGACCTTCCTTGACGCGCTGCCAGTTGCCATACATCGCGTGGAACGCGTTCTGGCAGCGCTGCGAGCAGAACACCCAGTCGATGGGGTAGCGCCGGGGATCGCCCACACCGTGGCGGTTGTCGGTGTGGCCGTAGCCCCGGGCCTGTCGTTTGCAGACCCAGCATTTCACGCATCCTCCTCAAGGTCATCGAGCAGGAGCCCCATCTGCAGGGCAGCGCCAGCGAAGGCCGCCTCACAACGGCGCTTGAAATCGGGATAGCTCATCGAACTGCGCGCGATGGCGGTGACCGCGTGAATCTGGGACTCCAGATGCGCGAGGCCCTGCTCGGACAGCCATTGGTGGTGCTTTTGCGAGATGCCCTTGCGGTTGCGGATCTCGCCCAGCAGTTCTTCCGGCAACACCGGGCCATAGACCCAGCGCAGCGTGATCTGGCCGATGACGTGCGGCGGGTTCTGCTCGTGCCCCTGGTAGCGCCAGTTGAACAGGCGATAGAGCGCGCGGTAGTAGTCCGGGTGGAAACGACGCTCCCACGACGAACTGGACTGACGCAGCAACTTGGAGATCAACTCCTGCAATGCGTCGGGTGCGCGGTGATGCTGGAAACCGGTTGCTTCGTCGATCAACGCGACTTCGCCGGTGGTGGCCAGCGAACGCATGATGGTCAGACAGTTGCCCACGATGCCCTGGCGGGCACGATGCAGCGAGCCAGTGATGGCCGCATTCACCACGGCGGAAGCGACATCGGCAATGATCCCTGCCGGGAAGAACTGCGTTTGACGGCCCGATGGCAACAAAATCGGCCCGGACGTTTTCTCCAATAGTGACAATGAGTTAGGTGCAATTTCGGCCAGAAATCGGGCGAAACGGCCACCCTTGTGCGACTCGTGGAAACCGAGCAGCTTGGCAAGTTCCTTGCGGACGTAGCCGCGCTCACCGGTGGTGAGCACGACCGCTTCGCATTCGAGGTCGTCAAAGCGGACGATGCCGTAGTGGCTGGCAGTGTGAAGGGTTGCAGTCATGGCAGCCTCCTTATTGAGCCCAGGACGGTTTGCCCGTCACTGGTGCGCGTTGCGGGGCTGGCGCTTGAAACGCCGGTGCGGGTTGCGCCGGAGCGCCGGAATTGCCACCACCAGGATTTGCCTTGGCAGGAACACCCATCAACTTGGCGTAATCCGGGTAATCTGGCTCGACTGCGACCTTGACCACGTTGCGGTCTTGGCCCTTGCTGTCCTTCTCGATGTCCACGCGGGCCAGGAACTCCAGGCCATCGAGCTCGTGAAAGCCCGTGATGCGGCGCGCGGCGGCGGCCTGCGGGCTGTTGTCCTGCGGGTGGACGTTGCGGGCGCTGTTGAGCGCAGCGCGGATGAAGCTGCGCCCCATCTGGCCCCAGGTCGGCCCCTTGGGGGAATGCAGCCCGATGTTCGACCAGAGCTTGCGCTTCGCGTACTCACCGCCGGTGACAACAAACTCGGCAGCGAGGTAGACCGCACCAGTGTCGAAAGACTGGGTGGCATAGCCGCCCGTCCAGCCCTGGCTTTGATCGTCATGGCCCCCCGGCTTCAAGGTCATGCGCATCGGTGCGATGACGCCCTTGGGAATCGGGTCGAAGCCGGACTGTTGGGGGTCGGCATCCTGGAAATCAAAATAGTTGGAAGACATGGCGATTACTCCTTGGATTCGGTGGTGTTCTGGGTGGCAGCGCTGGGGGCAGAGAGAGAGCCCGCGCACTTGGCGATCAGCGCGCCGAGATGCGGCGGCTCCAGCAGGTCGAGACGACCGCTGCGGTCTTTGGCCGGGAAGCCGTAGGGATTGACGGTGTGCGTGACGAAGGCGCGGTAAGAACTACCGTCCTCAGCCTTGAGCTCGGCCAGCGTCACGACCTCGTCGACGATCCCGGGCAGCTCAAGACTGGTCTTGCCGCCCTCGATCTGTGGCACGAACACCTTGC